GGGGCCTACCAGCATCCGCTCAATAGTGGGTGTTCGGTAGGCCCCGGCGAAGTACGCTGCCTCCTCCGCCTTACACGCCCCTAGCGTTGCAATCGCTGCAACCTCAGTGGTCTCCCCGCCTCTGGCGAACTCTGATCCGCGTGCGCTGAGGCAGTCGCCCCACGCAGAATACGCGCCTTGCGCGGACAGAGCAGCGATAAAGACAGCAACAATCATGCGGCCCCGATGGGCGCTAATCTCCACGGTGTCAAATACTCATTTGATACCGTCTCCCACAACTCATAGAAAAGGAGGGCCTCGTCCCCGAAAACAGCGAAGCCTTCCGGTACTCGATTAACAGTTTCCCCGGTAACGGCACTCAGATTACGTTCGAGATTAACTTCTCCGGCGGCTACCTTAGCCGCAGTCACGTTCAAGCAACGACCATTAACTCCGCTGGAATTAGTTCAGACACTAACTTCACTTGGCTGTCCGATAATACGATCAAGGTAGAGCCCGCGCCTGCTTCTGGCAGTGTGCTTCGGGTCGCCCGAGTTACTCCCATCAACGCACCCGTCGCGAACTTTGGCGACGGCTTCATCCTAACTGAGCGAAACCTAGACGCTAACGCCTCGCAAGCAGTGTTCTTGGCTCAGGAAGCCATGGACAACGGCAACGACGCGCTTTCACTGTCCAACAGGGGCCTCATTCTACCTGCCGGAGAGAGCGCGAAGGTTCCTTCGCTTCTCGGGCAGTTTAACAAGCTGCTGGGAACCACCGCTTTGGGCGGTCTGGCATGGCTGGACCGCGCCCTGTTCAAAGGCGATAAGGGCAACAGAGGCGATACCGGTCTTCCCGGATTAAACGGTGGCACAGCCTCTAACCTGAGCATCGGCACCTTTGCCAGTGCGGCGGGTCAGAACCTTACAGCAGGCGGCAACTCGCCCGCGCCCGAACTCGTCGCGACCAGCGCGTATCGCCCGCAAGGCATCCTCGCGTCCCCACGCGGTGGCGCAAACTACCTGCTCTGGCAGCCGCACATGGCGGCGCTCCCTGTCCCACCTGTCGGCGTCAATGCGTGGTGGTTTGAGGACAGCAAGGGCAACCGCTATTATCCCGACCCCAACCGGCTGACCTTCGGGCAGTTCGGCGCTTATGCAGATTACGTGCGCACTGGCGACTTCACCGGCACGGTCGGGCATGACGACTATCCAGCCTGGCTGGCCTACCGCGCCTTCTGCGAGTGGTATTTCTTCGACTTCGACAATTTCGGCACGAACATCTACCGCTCGCTGCCGCCGCTCCATGTCGAGCTTGGCAATTACTATTTCTCCGATACGCTTGAGGTTGAGTTCGGCCAGATCACCGTTGTCGGCGCGACGCACAGCGCGGTTAATGGCGGCTCCGGCGTAGTGTTCAACTTCGCGGACGGTAAGACTGGCGTCCGCGTCCAGCATTGGCTGACCAGCGAAGAAACAGGGGACACGACGCAGCCCGCCCATCTTACCGGGGCCGGGTCCGAGTTCCGGAACATCTTCCTGTGGTCGAACGGCCATGGCGGATCGACCACAGCCGATGGGTGGCGCATCCGTGCGCCGGGCGTCCGCCTGATTAACTGCTCAGCCAAAGGCTTCATTCGCCACGGCCTGCACCTATCGGCGGACACCTCCGTTTCATCGGGCGCGCTGGTGGGCAACGCGAACCAGTTCTACATTCAGGGCGGGTATTACAGCCAGAATGGCGTCGATGGTCTTTTCCTAGACGGCTATGACGGCAACGCCGGTGTCGTAACGTATGTCAACTCGCAAGAGAATGGCCGCTGGGGCATCAACGAAAGCTCGTTCCTCGGCAATCTGATCCTCGGTTGCCACACGATGTTCAACGGACTGCGCACCATCACCGGGCCGCGTTACCAGCGCACAACTGTAGGTGCCTGGTGCGTTCACCCAGTAAGCGGCACTATGAAGCTGTGGAACGTGCTGCGGGGTCGAGAGGCCGATGCAGCGGTAACGCCGCCCGGCACTAACGAGGCAATCTGGAAGTTCATCCGGAACGAGGCTGCCGCGTCTCCCGCTGCCCCTCTGTGGGTGTCCGGCATGCAGTTTCAGGCCGGCGGCGGCTATGCCAGCGACGACGTAACCGGGCGCGGCGGTTTCTTCTCCTGCTACGGCGAAGGCGATCAGCCGATGAGCCAGTTCGCGCAAGGCGCGCGGATCGTCGGGGGAATTCATGCCAACGGCTATGTCGGCGGCGCGGACGATTACGCCTATGAAAACAAGCTGGCGTCCAGCGCCTTCATGGCGAGGAAGTTTCATGCCAACCCTGCCGGGCTGACCAAGACGGACGGCTCCGGCCCAATCGACAACATCACCACGTCCGTGATCGGCGGCAAAGACTTCTTCATCCACGAGGCGTCGCACACGAACGCCAACGGCACCGGCCTGTGTGAGGCTGGCTATCAAACCAAGTTCGCCGGGGCGGGCGATCAGGTCGTTATGGTGAACGCCAACGCCGATGCGCTGCTGATGATGTATTATGGCGGCGCCAATTCGCAGTTCCGCCCGAACAACCGCAGCGCCGATGTGCACCACTACTTCGGCTTCCCAACACTTTATCTCGGCAAAGGCCCCGGAGCGCGGGCCTGCCTCGGGTCCAGGGACACCATCCCCGATGCGGGCGAGGGCGGGATTGGAGACTACGTTCGCAATTCCAATCCGACCGCTGGTGGATACGCTGAATGGGTCAAGACAGCGGCGGGCTGGAAAACAGCAAACCCGGTGAGTGCTTAACAATACAACATTGAGGAGACAGGCGTGGAGCCTTCCAACAGCCATGAGTACATCACGGCTATTACCAAGGCATCCCCGCCTGTTACCGTTACAGGTATCACGCTCGCGGGGGCGTCGCTACAGGATTGGGTGCTTATCGCCACCCTAATCTACACCGTACTACAGATCGGCTTCCTGCTTGTGGCTAAGCTACGCAAGACCAAGCTGACCAAAGATGGCCGCTGACGAGACCGCCCTTGGTGCCCTGCATACGCAGGTAGCCAAGGTGCTGACCGTAGCACTGGCGGGACAGGAGCTTCCCGGTTACTTCGACGAGGATTTGCAGAAGGAGGTAGAGGGTGGGTTCATCCCCCCCTCTGCGGCCATCATCGCAGCCGCGACGAAGTTCCTCAAGGACAACAACATCACCTGCACCCCGTCTAAGGATAATGCCTTGGGCGAATTGGAGGATGCCATGAAGCGGCGCAAGGAGAAGCGGGCTTCCAAGCGCGACCTCGCCAACGCCACCGAAGCGCATGGCTTTATGACGGGGCTGCCAAACTAGGTGGCCTTGCGCGAGAGCGCGCAGGAAGCACTACTCAGGTGGAAGAAGCTGGAACTGCTCCAACAGGAGTACTCCAGCTTCTCCACGTTCCTAGACGACGCGATGCTGCACCTTGGGTTCGATACCTCGGAAGTGCAGCAGGACATCGCCAGCTTCCTAGAACACGGCCCGCAGTACCTAATGGTGCAAGCGCAGCGCGGCCAAGCCAAGACAACGATCACCGCGATCTTCGCAGTATGGTGCCTGATCCACAGCCCGCAGTTCCGTGTCCTCATAGTGAGCGCGGGCGGCAAGCAGGCCAACGAAATCTCTACTCTCATCGTCCGGTTGCTAATGACCATGGACGAATTGGAGTGCCTACGTCCCGATGCCAGCAATGGTGACAGAACCTCGGTAGAAGCCTTCGATGTACACTACTCCCTCAAGGGCGTAGATAAGTCACCAAGCGTGGCCTGCATCGGGATTACGGGCAACCTACAGGGCAAGCGCGCCGACCTTCTAATCCCGGATGACATCGAGTCCGCTAAGAACAGCCGCACCGCGCTCATGCGTGAGCTGCTACTGGATCTCACGCGGGACTTTACGTCGATCTGCGAGACGGGCCGGATCATATACCTAGGGACACCACAGTCCCAGGAGAGCGTCTATAACACCTTACCGGGCCGTGGCTTCACAGTCCGCATCTGGCCGGGTCGCTACCCGAACAGCGCCCAAATGGCGAACTACGACAACTCCCTCGCCCCCTACATCCGGCAGCGCCTAGCGCGTAATCCGGCCCTCGCCTTTGGGGGTGGTATGCTTGGGGACCAAGGGCAGCCCGTAGATAGCCGACTGGACGAGTTCGTCCTTCAAGCCAAGGAACTCGATCAGGGTCCCGCCTACTTCCAGTTGCAGCACATGCTCAACACGAAGCTGTCGGATGCCGAGCGGTATCCGCTGAAGCTTGAAAACTTAGTGCTGATGCGCCTTGGCGGCGATCATTACCCCATGACCGTAACACGTGGCTTCGGGGGCGCAAGCCTCAGGGCCATGTCCGTTCACAACGTCAACTTCCACTTGAACACGCCCCACGAAGTCTCTCCGGACACTGCCCGCCTTCAAGGTGTGGTTATGTACGTGGACCCCGCTGGTGGCGGACAGAACGGGGATGAAACCGGGTATGCTGTCACAGGCTTCCTCAACGGCAACATTTACGTCCTGGCAGTGGGCGGTGTCCCCGGTGGCTACAACATCTCACAGATGCAGCAGCTTGCCGCCATAGCAGCCGCTTGGAAGGTCAACACCGTCATCATCGAGAAGAACATGGGCTACGGCGCTTTCGCCGCTGTCTGGCTTCCGATCCTGCGCCAACACCATGACTGTGGGGTCCTAGAGGATTATGTCCACGGTCAGAAGGAACTCCGCATCATCGAAACCCTGGAGCCCGTAATGGCAAGGGGTGCCCTCATCATCAACGAGGCAGCTATCGAGGAGGACCGCAGCACGTCCGCTGTACACAGCGCGTCTAAGCGCAGTCTCTACAGCCTGTTCCACCAGCTTGGTAAGCTCACCCGCGACAAGAAGTGCCTGTTCCACGACGATAGGGCTGACGCCCTGGAGGGAGCGGTACGTCACTGGGTGGCCTTGCTGGCAATCAACCAAGACGCTGCGGTCAAACGTATGCGTGAGCGGGAAGCCGTAGAGGCCACCCGCGATCCACTCAACCACATGCGCCACCAAGCCCCTCGCCGGGGTGGTGGCTCAGTATTCAACAAACACAGGAGATAACCACATGCGCGAAAGCGACCTGCCCTCCCCGGACATCGGGGGCAAGGGCCATCACCTGCGCCGTATTTCTGCGGCCGCTATCAGCCAAATCCAGGTGAACGCCCCGGCTTATGCCGGTGGCCTCCATCCGAGCGCCACCAAGCTGCGGGCCTTCTTCTCCGCCTGCGCTGACAGCCTGATCCCGCTGGACGCCACGCCCGGCACTGAGAACGTCTAATGGCTGAGCCCCTTCCCGGCTTCGTCGGGCATGAGGGCGTACCCCGTGGTGCCAAGGGGGTAGTCCTTTTGGACGCCGCAGGTAATCCTCTAGTCGTTGCCTCCCTTGGTGACATGGAAAGCATCACTGGCCCAGCCGGTCCTCCGGGTCCCGCTGGTGCCGATGGTGAAGCAGGCGCTGCTGGCGAGCCAGGCCCCCAGGGGGAGCAAGGCGAAGCCGGGGCGACTGGTGCCGCTGGCGTCGGCACTCCGGGGGCAACGGGTCCTCAGGGTATTCAAGGAACGCAGGGCCTCCAAGGCGTAGCGGGTCCAACAGGAGCCGTTGGCGCTACCGGCCCACAGGGCACGACTGGACCGACTGGGGCCACTGGTCTGGCGGGAGCGACGGGGCCGACTGGCCCCGCTGGCGAAGCTGGCACCGCCGGCAGCACGGGCCTCACTGGCGCGCAAGGACCGGCAGGCCCCACGGGTACACCGGGGACCGCAGGCGCTACGGGACCGGCGGGGGCCACGGGGCCTCAAGGCCCTATCGGCGAGACTGGCGCAGCGGGGCCTACGGGCGCAGCGGGCGGGCAGGGTATCCAAGGGCTGACAGGCGCAGCGGGTGCCACGGGTGCCGCTGGCGTTGCCGGTGGTGCGGGGCCTCAGGGTATCCAGGGCCTCACAGGAGCGCAGGGTATTCAAGGAACGGTAGGACCAGCGGGGCCTCAGGGCATACAAGGTGCTACGGGGCCAACCGGGGCCACGGGTCCTGCGGGCAGCGGCGGCGGGTCCGACCCATGGACGCGACTTTACCTCGCATCCAACTCCGCATCCTCTGCCACGGGCTTCTCCACTATCTCCGATGGCACCACGGCGCTAACCTTCACACCCCCTGCAAACAGCAACTTCACCGCAGAGGCAGACCTGCTCATCCAGAGTGCCGCCGCGACCGTGCTGCCAAGAGTAGGCGTCACCGTTGAGGCGGGGCAATCCCACGGCGCGGTAGAGATAACCCACGTTGGTGCCCTCGTTGGCGCCGCGCCGATCTTCTTAGCCGGGACATTCTTGGCCACCCTAACCGTAATCACTGCGGCGGTAGGTGGACTACCTGCGGCTGCAACTCCGTATTTGGCCCGAATTATTATCAAGGGCCGCTCGGGTGCAACCCCTGGGGCTATCTCGCTACTTATCGCTTCCGAGACGGCAGGCACCCAGGTGCTCGTCCGGGCAGGTAGCGAGTTGCGGCACCGTAGCTCTTAACCCAAACAAAGGAGCGTAATGCTCAAGAGACGTTTGATCCCGGTGGCGGCTATTGCTGTCATCGGGGCAGCGGGGCTGACCATGCTGCAATCGCATGAAGGTCTCCGCACTTCAACATACATGGACCCCGTGGGCATACCTACTATTTGCTACGGTCACACGGGTCCGGAAGTCCGCATGGGAATGAAGCTCACTGTGGACCAGTGCAACCAAGTGTTGCTCTACGACATCCGCAAGCATCAGGTCCCCATCATGCAGGGGCACCCGCAGAACTGCATACGCAACGCACCCCTTACGCCCAACCAGCGGGATGCGGTTACGATCTTCACGTTCAACGTGGGCAACACAGCCTTCTGCTCATCGACCATGGCCAAGCGCCTTGCGGCACGGGATTACATCGGCGCGTCCGACCAGTTCGCCCGGTGGAACAAGGGCCGCGTCAATGGCCGCATGATCGTGCTCCGGGGCCTCACCCGGCGACGTGCGGACGAACGCGCACTGTTCCTCAGCCTGAGCCGACCGGAGCCCCAGGGCACTCTCTCGGGGCGCGCAGCGGCTATCCTCATCTAAGTCCTCGAAAGGACAGAACAAACATGTTGCTAATGCTCAAAGCAGCCACTACATGGTTGCTTACAGCCGCTAAGTGGGTGCTTGGTGGCGGGCGCTGGAAGATAGTGCTCATCGCTCTAACAGCGATCCTTATCGCCCTCCTATACCATAATTGGCGATCAGCCCGCGCAGAGCGCGACGAAGCCCGAGTTGCGCTTGATGCGTCTCGCGGTGAAGTCGCTTTGCTACGCAAGGCGAAGGTCGCGGACGACGCCGCCGTCACGCATAACCGCGTGGCCCGTACCCGCATAGCTGCGAAAGAAGTAACCGGACGTGCAAAGACTGAGGCCGCGCTTGCGCGCCACCCTGACTGGGCTGACCAGCCTATTCCTGCTGACATTATTGACAGCCTGCGGCCGGACCCCGCCTCTTAAGGTTCCATTCCCCAGGCCCCCGGCTTCCCTGCTGGCGGACTGCCCCGAGACCCCAGTACCCGTAGTGGTCAACGGGGACCTGGTGCGTAAGATCAGGAGCCTGCGTGTGGACCTCTCGGGGTGCAGCGCGGACAAGGGCTCCTTACGCGGGTGGTTCGACGGGATGGACAAGCCGTAGCTCGATGAAGGCGGGGGGCAACCCGTAAGTCCTTCACGGCCTGAAACTGGCGAGCTTATGCGAGGGGACAACTCCGACTGTTCTGATCGCGGTTTACCCCCTTGGGGTCCCTGTTTGGGCCTAGCGGGTAGCATAGGGAACCATGGTGGTTGACCCTTGGATACCCGCGCCTTGTCCGTTCGGGATAACCGCCAGTATAAGCGGGGATCAACGTCTGTCAACCCGTTTGATACGGGCATAGGCACAAGGGCTATCTGTATCGTTTCATGCCTCTACCTGGTCTGTCTCACTGGCTTAACACAGCAAGCGTTACCTGGTCGCATTGCTACCGGCTTAGCCACGGTCCTAGCCACGTTGGAATTGATACCGTCTCCCACAAGGAAACATGCTGGCAGGCATAGCTCCTAGGGAAGCCGCATCTATTTGCCCGAGGGTGATACCGCGCTTCCCTATATAGAAGATCATAGACTAGCTACCATGGACATAGCCTAGGCACTCAAGAGGCTAATGACTAAGGGAAGACACAAAGTGCAATCAGGGGCTAGACAGACATGAAAGCCGCGCCTAGAAGCTAGGACATCAACTCAGCCCCTGAACGGCAAGCCTCTCCTACCTTCCCTGCTAACGGGGACGGACCGACAAGGGAACAAGAGGGTCAACGGATAGCCTAGGCTAGTCCAAGCTACCCTTTCCCAGCGTTACCCGACATGGTAGGAACCTAGCGAGCCGCTAGGGAGCGGGTTGACACTAATGCAACTAGGGCCTAGGTCTTAGTGGCAACGAACCGGAAAGCCCCTGCTTAGCAGGATGTCGCTACCGGAAAGGGTGAAAGTCCTAGGCCGATAGGCCGCTATCGTTTCGCTAGGTGCGAGGGTGATAGGCTAACCGCAAGGTAAACCCTGACCCTAACCGAACCTATCGCAAGGTAGTCACTCCGTCCTTACCGGACCCTAGAGACACTGTGTGTGTAATTCGGGGACGCCAATGGACTGCCTCTAGCAGGGCAGGTAGCGATACGGGTCGCTTTAACCGCAACTGGCGCATCGGGTCGCAGCCTAGAGATAGGTGG